CAGCTGGCCAGCCTGACCGCAGCCCAAGCCAACAACTTTGCAGCCGCCCAGCAACAGGCGCAAACCCGTGCGGATGCCGGGCAAACACCCACGCAGGCCGACAGCAATCTCGCTGTAGCCCAGGCCGCAGCAGCCCAAGGCGTTGACGTTGCCATCTTTGGCGACTTCTCCGAAGAAGGCATTGCCAATGGCGTGGCGCAACTGGTGGCGCAGATGGAAGCGCGTGCAAACGCACGGGTTGAGGAAAAGGTGAATGCCGCCCTGGCCCCCCTGCGCGAGCGGGAAGCACAGAGCGCAGTCAGTGCCCATGAGCAAACGATCTACGGCGCCCACCCGGACGCCGACGAGGTGTACGAATCGACCGAGTTCAAGGCATGGATGGGCAACCAACCCAGCTACGCCCGAGCCGCGATTGAGCACACGCTTGCGAAAGGTACAGCGCAACAGGTGATCGAGGTGTTTTCGACATTCAAGGGCGCGAACGGCAAAGGCACTCCCGCCGATGCAGTGAGCAAGGCCCTTGCCAAGGCGCAACAGCAGCCCCCGATGAGTTTGTCGGAACTGCCAGGCGCTGCGGCAGCTGGCTCCGGTGATGCAGAGCGCGTAGCAGCGCTGGCCGGAGATCCTGCGGCATTGCTGGACTTTATGGCCGGGTTGAGCCCTGAAAAGCAGACCCGACTGATGAATAGCGTGGTGTAAGCCGCGACCGTGTAACCCCGGGCCACCTCGTGATGAGGCAGCCCCATCCCTTAGATGGAGGTCAACCATGACCGGAAAAACTAGCGTGGCTTCGGGCTCCCCGAATGCCCAGTACGTGCAGGCCGCCGGGCTTTTCGCACAGTCGATGCAGCGTAATTCCACGCTCAACCGCATGGTAGGCAAGATGCCTTCCAGCGAAGGCGAGGTGAATAACGTCCTGCGCAAGCAAACCAGCACGGACATGCCCGTAGTGCGTACTGTGGACTTGTCTCGCGGCAAGGGCGATGAGGTGGAATTCCACTTTGTGCAGCCTGTGGGCGCTTACCCCATCATGGGTAGCCGCCAGGCCGAAGGTAAGGGCACTGGTATCTCGCTGGACAAGGCCCGGGTGCGCGTCAACCAGGCGCGTTTCCCCGTGGACGTGGGCGACACCATGACCGACCTGCGCAGCCCGGTGGACTTCCGCAAGGTGGGCCGCCCGATTGCCCAGTCGCTGATGGACAGCTACCAGGACCAGTCGATGCTGGTGCACATGGCTGGTGCTCGTGGCTTCCACGACAACATCGAATGGCGCCTGCCCACGGCAGATCACCCCGATTTCGCGGAAATGGCGATCAACGAGGTGAAGGCTCCCACCAAAAACCGCCACTTTGTGGCCGATGGCACGTCCATCAAGCCGTTCACGGTTGGCGCTGGTGAGGTGGACCTGGCTACCACAGACCTGCTGGACATGGACGTGGTGGACAGCATCCGCACAATGATCGAATCCATTTCGCTGCCCCCTCCCGCGATCAAGATCCCGGGCGACAAGGTGGCCGAGGATTCGCCGCTGCGCTGCCTGATGGTGTCGCCTGCCCAGTACCACAGCTTTTCGAGCGACCCGAATTTCCGCCAGTTCCAGGCGAATGCTCTGGCCCGCGCGTCCAAGGCTGACAACCACCCCCTGTTCCTGGGTGAAGTGGGCCTCTGGAATGGCATCCTGATCTGCAAGATGCCCAAGCCCATCCGCTTCTACTCCGGTGACACGATCCGCTATTGCGCATCGAACACCAGCGAAGCGGAAACGACCTGCACGGTGCCCACCAGCTTCAGCACGACCCACGCCGTGGACCGTGCCTTGCTGCTCGGTGGCCAGGCACTGGCGCAGGCATTCGGTGTTTCGCGCCACGGTGGCATGCCCTTCTTCTGGAAGGAAAAGTCGTTCGACCACGACGACAAGATGGAGCTGCTGATCGGCGCCATCCAGGGCCTGTCCAAGGTCCGTTGGCTGGTGGACCAGGGCGCTGGCACCAAGCACTACACCGACCACGGTGTTATCGCCATCGACACGGCTGTGCCGATCATCGGCGCCCGCCAGTAAGCAGTGACACTCCGGGCGGCCTGCGTGCTGCCCGGCATCACATCCCGGTTCACAGTTTTTGATTACGGAGGCTGACATGGCCACGATCACCAATAAACCAAATCCTCGCACCCAAGTGGGTGCAACCCCCTGGGGCAATGCCCACGGCCTGCAGTACACGCTGGCCACTGCATCGAACGGCGCCGCAATCGGTGCTGACTCCAATGCGCCAATCGCCAGCGGCGACAAGGTTCGCTTTGGACCAATTCCCGCTGGCACCAACCTGCTCGACAGTACTGTCATTGTCTCGACCGGCTTCACTGCCCTCGTGACCGGCGACATTGGCTTTGAGTATGTGGATGGCGTGGATAGCACCGCTGTGCCGCAGGACGCCGATTACTTCGGCGCCGCTGTCGCGCTGAATACGGCAGGTGTGTATCGCAAGGCCACCACCACCGCGCCCGTCACGTTGCCCAAGGATGCTTGGCTGACCATCACCACAGCAGGCGCTGCCAATGCCAAGGCCGCCCGCGCGGACGTGGTTCTGTCCGTGGCATCCGAAGGCGTCGCGTAATCGGCCACGCCCCGCAAAGCAAGCCGGTTCGCCCGGCTTGTTTTTCATCCACCTACTGGAGAGCCAAGCATGGACCTCACCCGCATTGCCTACAACGGGCGCAAGACCTACCGGGATAAGTTCTCGGGCAACACCTGGGAGCCCGGCACGGCCAAGCTGGTGACGCCTGACGCGGCCAAGAAGCTGCTGCGCTTCGCTGAATTCGACCGCGCCGAATCGCAGGAAATCCGCGCCACTGATGCTGAGGTGGAAGTGGCCACGGCCATCCAGCAGGACAACGAGCGCGTCAAAGAGCAAGAAAGACAAGCGCTGGAGGCCATGCTGCTGACCGTGCAAAGCATGGAAAAGAGCGCGCTAGAGGAATACGCCCGCAAGTACGAGGTGGAACTGGACAAGCGCCTGGGCGTGGGCAAGCTGCGCGCCGAGGTGTCCACCCTGATAGAGCAGTTCGGAGCGCGCTGATATGAACCTGGAACAGCTAATACAGCAGTTCCGCATAGATGCGGACGATCTGGTTACAAATCCCCCTTTGTGGGAGGACGAGTGGATCGCAGCGTGGTTGACCGAGGCGCAGGATCAAGCAGCCATGCGCGCTCGGCTTTTGCTTGATGACTACACGCCAGCCTTGACGCATATTGCCGTAACGGCAGGAGTAGGCTCATACCCACTGCACCCGAAGCTGTACGAAATTGCCGTGATCGACTTTGTGCCAGTCACCGGCTACGTGCAGCCTGTCTATCTGACCTCGCGCGAGAAGCTGGACCGTGACCGTAGCGGCTGGCGCAATGAGCCTCCCGGCACCCCCTGCAATGCAATCCAGACCGACACCAGATTGCGCCTTGTGCCAGTGCCTTCTATAGATGGAACTCTGCGCATAGAAGGCTATCGGTTGCCGCTCAAAGCGCTGGTCAACGACAACGACAAACCCGAGATTCATGAGGCACACCACCTGCAGCTTGTGCACTGGGCGCTGTACCGCGCATTCAGTAAGCCAGATGCAGACGGCCGCGACCCTGGGCGTGCCGCTGCTGCAGAGGCCGCATTCACTGCCTACTTTGGGCCGCTACCAGACGCGGACTTGCGCCGCAGCACCCGGCATGACGAGGTGCAGACGAACAAGGCGTTCTGGGTCTGACGGCCCCCCAGTCCGGTTTGTCCGCGCGGGCGCTGGCTGGAATCATCGGCGGCATGGCTCTCAAAGACGCGCAGCAAATCGGCCCATTCCCAGCAGGAATGGATAACCGTGCGCCCGATTACAAGCTCAGGCTCCCGGATGGCGGCGGCCACCTGCTGCGCGATGCCCTGAATGTGGATGTGACTGCGCAGGGCACGGTGAAGACGCGCGCCGGATATGCGCTGACGCAAGCTGGCAGCGACTGTCATTCGCTTTGGTCGCCAGTCGAATGCGACTATGCCCTGTACGTCGATGACGGCGATCTGTACCGCATCGACACTGCAAAAACCCTTGTGGCCAGCGGGTTCGGCAACGCCACCCCCGTGCGCTACGCCCAAGTCTATGAGGCGGTGTACTTCACTGACGGCCTGCGCGTTGGGTCATATCACCCAAGTTCCGGGCCGACCCCGGAATGGGCCAGCGCCACAGCGACCACCATTGGCGACCAGGTTTTGGTGCCGATGCCAGCAGGCCAGCATATCGCACACCACGCCGGGCGCCTGCTGGTGGGCGTGGGTTCAGCCGTCATCTACAGCGAGCCGTTTACTCCACACCTGCGCGACGAGGCGAAGGGCTTCGAGTTGTTCCCGGCACCCATCACCTGCCTTGTTGCGGTGGAGGGTGGCGTGTTCGTGGTGGCCGACAAGACCTACTTCATTGCCGGTGGGTTCCCCGCCCAGGCTGTGCGCGCGGTGTTTGACTACGGCGCACCAGACCAGCAGCCCAGCTACCGCGAAGACGGCGGCGCGCACTGGATGAGCAGCAAGGGCGTTGTGTCAGTCACCAGCAGCGGAGAGATTTCCAACCTGCAGGAGTCCCGCGTATCCCTGAGCGCCGATGGCGCTGCGGCCACGCTCTACCGCAAGGCGGACGGCATGGAAACCATCGTTGCCGCGCTGGCATCCCCCAGTGACATGGGTGCGGGTGTCGGCTCCTACGCTCAGGCACGAATCATCAGAAAAGGAAACTGATCATGTCCCCAATCATCCGCCCTGGGTTCGTTTACGACCTGGCCATCCGCTCCAAGTCGGACGGCCGCATTCTCCACATCGAGAAGGCCACGCCCAACCGCGTGCCCATCGAGGGCCTGAACGACATGGCGAACTGCTACCTCAAGGGCGGTTCTGCGCCGGGGGCGCTCTACATCGGGCTGTGGACTGGGGCGCATATCCCGAACGGCACCGAAACGACGGCGAACCTCTCGTCTATGGTGACTGAGGCCACC